AAACGGTTTGCTCTCTGCAGTGCAGAAGGGGAATCTTCTCTAATGGCCCCGCCGCCTTGTCTAGCTGCCATTTGCCCCTGCCCCTCGGGCTGGCTTTGAACAGCGCGAGAGCGGTTTTCTAATGTTCCAATTCTAGCCATAATTAGCTATCCTCGTCGAAAATATAAAGCGGAGTGCCTTCGCTGTTAGTTGCCTGCTGGCCGTCAATAATAATTGGCCAAGCTTGAGCGTCATAATCATAGGCTCCGAGCGATGATCCCTCAGGCAAAGCACCGTTGTCTATTGCTTCTCCCAGAACACCTGAGGCTTGGTCAAATGTAAAGTCTGGCTGCTCAGTAGCCTCCCCAGTCTGCAAGGCCCTAGGGTCTACCAACCTAAGCATTGCATCTACGCCGTTGATACGTTTTTGAATATCTCTTTTAAGCGTCTGGTTAATACCCGGATCGTCTAAAGCTTCAAGGTCAGCCTGTCTCTGCCTAAGCAAATCACCTGTTAGCTGCTCTAGCTGCGACCTTGCCCTTTCAGGGCTCTCTAACGGTCCTAGGCTTGGCAAGTTTCTTTCGATTCTCTCCTGCTCAATTACTGGAGGTTTTCCAGAAATAGACAAAGCAGAAATAAGCTGTTGTCTAGCGCTTCATAGCCTTGCGGCAACATGTCTGGTACAGGTCCGCCAGTAATATTTACAAGCCGTGTACGGCCAGCAAAGTCTGTGCTTGTCTTAATGTTATTGTTAGCTAGATCAGTAGCCAATCTTTCGCTGTAGCCCTGTGAAAGATAGTAATCTCTTTCTCTTTCTCTTTGCGTAGTGCTTCTTTCTTTTCCGCCTGTTCTAAAAAACTCCCTGTACTCATCTGTACCGGGTTCTAGACCAGCTTGCTGCGCCCTAAATACTAAATTCTGGGCGTCTGCCGGAAGTTCAGGCTGAGACTCCCTAAGCTGTTGCATATACTGCATCTTCTGCTGCTGTGCTTGAATAGCAAGTTCAGGATCGCCTAACTGCCTAAAGCGTTCAGAAATAAAGTTAAAAGTTTCTTCTGGGTTAGACTGAGGATCGAGACCGGCATCCATAGTTTCTTTTTGTACTTGCTCAAGGATTCTCGCTTTTCTATCTCCTCCAGTTTCAAAACCTAAAGCTCGGCCAATACCTAAGCCCGCTTGAGTAGAACCCATAGCCAATAGAGCGCCCGCTGGGTTTTCTGACTGAGAGATTTGCAAAGCAGTTCCAAGAAGCCTGTTTCTTTCTTGTCTTCTTGCGTTAGATGGAGCTTGAAAAACACCACCAAGCAAGCTAGATCTAGACTGGCTTTCTTGGCTCTGACCTTGCCCCATTCCTAAAAGTCCTTCTGCCATGTCTCTTACCTATTTAATACGTTTGTAGAAAAGGGATGTCAGCGCCTAAAGCAAACTGCCCAGCACTAGGGACTGCTCCGGGGGCATTTCCTAAAGATCCGCTAAAGATTGAAGTGGGGAGGCTTTGCTGAGGTTGTCGCCCGACAAAAGAACCTGCTGCTTGCCCTAAACCAGCAAAAATGCTGCTGATTGAATTTGATCTTGTGTTTGCAGCAGCCGCTAGGCCTTGACCAACATTAGCACCAGCAGCGGCTTGTTGTGAACCAATGTTGCCACTTGTAGCAATAAGACTTGAGGGCAAGTTGCTAATATCTAAAGCGCCACTAAGCAGTCCTAGCCCCTGAGAGTATGCGTTTTGTTGTTCAGACAGAGCGGCTTCTAACAAAGCTTGGTTTTGCCCAGTCGCTAATGCTTCTGTTTGTAAAGCACCTGCAGTAGACCCTAACAAACCTTGATTAAACAGCCGAGACTCCTGAGAAAGTCTTTGTCTTTCTAGCTCAGGCCCAAAAGCTTGTCCTAGGTAGCCTAAAGCCGCTTGAGGAGACCTAGCTGCTTGAAGCCTTTCTTGACCAAAACCTAACAACCCTTCATATTGGCGTTGAAGTTCAGGAGATAGAGTTGCAGACACATCTCCCATGCTTGCATCAACACTTCCAAACGGTGTTGTAATATCAGTGGGTCGAAAACGAGCGGCATTTGCTGCTGCTTCAGCCCCTCTTCTTTGTTCTCTAGCAGATAGTAAGCCGCCTACTGCGCTAATGCCTGCTCCAATTATTGCTGGCGCTACCATATTTTATTCCTTTCTGACAAACTTTGTTTGACTTTTACGTTTTAATAATGTACATCAAGGCAATGTTGCGAGGGCGGTTTTCATCTGCGGTTGGCACTTCTCTGCTTGCGTCAAAATTAACTCTTCTTGCTGAGTTACTTCCGCCGCTGTGAGCCGACCCCGGAGGGTTATTAGCAGCTTGCCCAGTAAAAGCGCCTATTTCTCCCCTTGCCTGACCCGTGTTGCTATCAGATCTATGTTGAAAAGAGCCAGTAATGTTTCTAATGGCGTCTCCTTGGCTCGATCCAAAGGAGCGGCCAGAGTCTGCACCACGGCCATTATCCCATCCTCTAACGAACTCCCCTCTAAGGTCTGGAAGAGTAAAAGTTGTTGAGCCATCTCCTGATCCGAAAGATGTTCCTATATTATTAAAAAGATCAGAAAAGTTAGATCGGCTTACATCAGAGCCATCACACTCTAACCATCCGCTAGGAGCTGTTTGAGAAGCAAACATTACTACTGTACCGGCTGGTGGTCTGGCTTCTTCAATGTCATTTGAAATGCTAGAACTAGATTCTCCGCTGTCTTTTATGTTTCCGTTACTGTCAAATGAAACAAAGTTATCTGTAGTAGATGATATAACTTTGTCTGTTTTGCTAGATACAGCAGAAGCAATCGCGTTAAACTCGTTGTCAATCTCTGCACCAGATACAACTTTGTCTGGATCGCCGCTAGTTAGCGTATCCTTAACAGCAAAGTTTGTTGCCTTGTTGTAATTACTCATGTAGTCGCTCTCCTAGAAACCTTACCTGCTTTAAGATACAAGTCAATTTGTTGTATTTCTAACTCTGCACCTATAATTCTTGCTCTTGCACCAAACTGTATGGCCTTACCAGAACCTGACATTCTGTAAATTAAAGTAGATACAGGGTTCACACGAGAGTATTCTGCGATGCTGTACTCACTAATTCCATATTGTGATGCTTCAGACTCAATATCTATCACTTGAGTTTCGTTGTCATATACAGTAGCTAGGAAATCATAACTCCATAAAAATGTAAGCTCTGTAGAATATCCTCCCCTAACAATAGTCACTGCTTGCTTAGGGATTTTTTTAACTGTACGGTCTTGGCTGCCGCCTGAAGTAAAACCTGTTTTGAAAAACAAATCATACTCTTGACCGTCGTCAGAATAACCATCGTAAAGACCAATAACCCCGTTTTTACCTACATATAAATTATCTTCTCTGTCTACAAGAAGGGCCGTAGGATCAATACCTGTCCAAACAAAAACTCTAGCTCTGTTATCAGGTGTTGGATACCTCAGGTTAAAATAAAAAGTCCTGTCCGAAGTAGGAAAGGTAATTAAGTAGTAGCCGTCATCGGGCTTGTAACAGGACTTAATGTTTTTTGCTGGTTCTGACAAAGAAAAAGTAGCAAGAAAGTCGCTTACGTTATCTGCTAAGTTAGCAACCGGCAAAGATCTAATATCGCCACCTGCTTGAATGTTACGGGCTAAGGAAATAAGACCTTTTTCTGACAAAAACAGAATGTCATTACCAATGTTTTGCACAGAGTCTCTAGCAATACAGCCTGTGTTATTAACAATATCTACAATTTGCAAATTGTTGTTAGGATCTTCACCGCCAGAAAATAACACAATTTGTTTTCTGCCAAAAATAACAATGTAGTTGTTAAACTCTGCAAGCGCCACAACTTCGTCGTTACCGTTGCCCCAAACTGTGTACATATTTAGAACACCAGAAGAGCCAGTGTCTAATACGCCTTCTTGTAAAAGATCGCTATACTTTATTGTTTGTCTGTCTGCCTCTACATACCAAACACGGCCAAAAGCTGACAAAGCGTCAATAGGTTCGTCTGGAGCTACATCAAAACTAATATCAGAAAAATCTCCGCCATTTTCTTTTAAAATTGGCAAATGATCTTCTTGAACGCCAATGCACTTTCCTGCAAAGTTAACAAACTTCCAATTGTCGCCCGTAGGTGTAGTGATTGTTCCTGTAACATCTGTTGGGTTTACAGTACCCTCAAAAATTTGGTTATTGCCAGTAGAAATAATCCTAGATTGTTCAAAACTATCAATATAATCGTGTAGTACCTTAATCGGCTCACCGTTAGCAATTTCTGTACTATTCTGTGCTACATAACCTTTTCTAGCAGCAAGTACACCCGTGTTAGCTACAACTGCGTTTCTAGCTGTAGTGCAATACTCTGGGCCGATCTCTAGGCTGCTAGATTTAGTGTTTATCCCAAGTGATCCGGGGCCAACAATAGAAAGTGGTGTAAGTTCTTTAGCCATACTTATACAACAAAAAAGTTAGGTTCGTCAGAAGTATTTACTGTGTCCCAACTAATAGCATCGCCGATTGCTTTACGGTACTCAACAAAAGCAACGTCTGACAAATAGCCTTGATCCTCACCACGCTCGTAAATAGCTCTTGACCAAGCGCCAAAAATAATAGGCTGCACTGGGCAAGCAATCGTTGTTGAATCATCACTGCCGTCTACCGCAAAATCGTCTTGGGGTATAATTAAATCAAAGTTAATTGAGTATGCTTTGTCTGGAATAGGATATAAGTCTACAACAACATCTCCGTCGCTAGTAAACCC